GAAAGGTCTTTCTGCTTCTACAAACTTAATCTCAAACAAATGTTTTGTTGTTGGAAACCAAATAAGGTCACCCTCATTAGGACGACCCTCTACATTCAATGCTGCATTATCATCTACCTTCTCAGTAAATTTAGTTCTAGAAAAGATGAAGGTAGTCTTGTCTTCAATACGGACACCAAACTTACTTAGAAGTTCTCCTTGACCTTCCCATCCATCTACATTATTAACATATGCTCTGATGGAAAGTGCTTGTGTGAAATTACTACTTTCTACTTCTTGAAAAATCGTGTCTTTATTGACGTATGTTCTGGGTAGATAATAGATATCTTGACCATAGAGTTCGATACTCTCGATGATCAGATTTCCCATAAACATTTGTTCCTGGGAAGAACCATTTAGATTTAGTCGGCAACTACTAGTGTAGTCCGACTGAATGCAATTTTCTGGGGGATCGTTTCTATAAGTCATATCAACCGATTAAATCCATTGGTGGGAGTTCGTATGTGCTACGAATAGTTTCTTCTAGGTCTTTCTTAAACTGACTACCATCTTCAAGAATCTGGCGACCATTCAGAGTCACACCACCTAGCATCTGAATACCATCATACTTACTGAGGTTGCGACCCCATTGCTGTTGGAATAATGCCTCCACATAATCTTTCAACCAGGCATCATTATACATTGCAGTGTAAACATCAGGATCTTGACGCATCAAAACTTCCACTACTATCTTGTCACCTGATTGAAGAGTTGCCCAATCAAAATCCAGGTAAAGTCTTCCTTGATATTCATTAAATCTGACTCTGCGATTTCTATCAGAGTTAGTAACAAAATCAAGAGTCTCAAGATACTGAGAGGTCATAAAGTAATGTAGAATATGTCCATGCGTCATTGCATAGATATCATTCAAGAAAATCTGATACTTGATATTAAAAATATTACCAGGAGTTACACTAGCAGCACCAATTTGAGTATAGGCATGATTAACTGCCAACACTCCAGGAGGAAGTGATACATATTCATTCCCTTCTGTCCAATCAGTAGAACCTAAAGCACTGCCTGTTTGTGCAGCAGTCTTAATTGCATCAGTTACTTCAATCTTGACGAATGCCTTATAACTGCCGTTATATGCATACTCTTGATAGTAATCAATTGCTTCTTCAATCAGATCATCCAGTTGCTCATCACACACGTTGATGTCAATTGCAGGAAAACCTAATCTACGAAGAGCATAGTTTTTTAGTTCTGTTTTAGAAGCGGGTTTTGTGGCAGACATATTTTATTAAGCGAATGAATCGACAACAAGTGATTGAACATCATTAGCACTAACGACTTCTCCAACTTTGAAGAATCCGTCAACATTATCTACGGTGATAGCAGTAGAACCAATAGCAGTAATAATTCCTGTAGTGCCAGTGGTAGCACCTGTCACAGTTGAACCAATTTCCATTGTAGTAACGTCGGTAAGAGTGAGAGTAGCATCAGTAGCAACAGTTGCTACATCAACAGTACCACCTGCTCCACCTGCCTGAACAATAGTGATTGTGTCACCGATACTATATCCAGTACCACCGTCGTTGATAGTAACATTGGTGATTGCACCAGAAGAGGCAGTGATATCGACAGTTAAATTAGTACCATTACCAGTTGTTGCAAGAGCAGTTCCAGTTGCATAACCAGAACCTCCTGCAAGAGATGCTAGGTTCAGTGATAATACTTCACCAGCATTGGGGTTAACGATTGTTACTGTCTCACCATTGAGATAATTACCACCACCACCATTAACACTAGCACTAGTGATAACATTACCTGAAATTACAACATCAACACCTAAACCAGTACCACTACCACCAGTAGTTGCCAGTGCAGTTATAGTTCCATTTGGGTTTCCCAAGCTGGTGAATCCACCACCTCCATTATTTGCAATCGACAGGGTAACAACTTCACCAGGTGTGGGGTCACCAGAAAGATTCAATGTCAGAGTGGTAGAGGTTGCAAGGTTGTTGAGCATTGCACTAAGTTGAGCAAAGGCATTATCAAGTTTATCTTGAACCCTTGCCTCGGTGTAATATTGATTAGTTCCTTCAGAAAGATCTGAAGTATCTTTAGTTCCAAGACTTGTATCAAATCTTGCTTCTGTGTAGAAGATATTAGTAGAACCTTCGGTTACATTGTCGGTATTAATGTCCGACTGAGTGACACTCAGAGCACCTGCACCGCTAAGTTCAATACCTGTACCATATGTGAAGTGTGTACGGGTCCTAGCAGCGGTTGTAAAGAGGTTTGTGGAACCTTCGGTTACATTGTCAGTATCGATGTCTGCTTGCGTTACAGTAAGCGTATAGGTGCCTGCTGTGTCATTGTATGCCTTAGTAATACCTGTACCTGCAACAACCAGAGCATTAACCCTGTCATCAACACGCTCATCTGTGTAATAAAGGTTGGTTCCCTCTGTAAGATTAGTAGTACTATGGTTTGCGATACTAGAAACTGTACCAGTTACATCACCTGTGACATTACCAGTCAGAGATGTTGCAACCAGAACACCTGTAAGGGTTGCACCTGTTGCAGTTGTTTCAAATGTCTTTGTGCCATTATGATAAAGTTCGATTGCACCAAGAGGCAATGCTTTAAACATGAAGTTGGTATTATCTTCATCATAGAATGAAATACCAGAGGCATCACTATTTCTAATCGATAGAGGACCAGTAGTATCAATTCTATTTTGAGTTCCACTCCAGTAGATCTGCATGTCATCGTCATTACCGAATGTTGCTTTATCGGTATCACCAAGAGCAATGCCACCATTAGCACTAATTTCACCAGTGAAACTGGATGTGCTAGTTACAGATAGAGTACCAGCAGTTGTAATAGATGTACCAGCGTTGAGTGAATCTACATATGCAGTTGCCCACCTTAGTGTACTAGCACCTAAGTTATAGGTACTATCGGTTTCTGGGTTAAAGGTCTTACCAGTAGAAATAGCAGCAACCAAATTACCAGTGATATCACCAATAACTCCGCCACTCGCTGTAATAGCACCTGTAAAATCAGAAGTGCTGCCAACAGTTAATGTGCTTTCTGTTGCAACTGCACCAGTTGTTCCACTAACAGTAAAGTTATCAGTGTCAACTGCAATGCCACCATTAGCATTCAGAAGACCAGTAAGAGTCGTAATACCAGTGACTGCTAAGGTACTACTAAGTGTTGTTGCATTAGTAACTCCAAGTGTAGAACTCAGAGTTGTTGCACCAGTAACTCCAAGAGTTGTACCGACTGTTGCTGCTCCACTAACTGTCGATGTTACCATCGTAATCTCATTTGCAGCAAAGTCTCCAGAAGAGTCACGAGCGACAATTGTAGAAACAGTTGCAGCAGTTGCAGTTGTTAACCCATCTAATAAGTCTGCATTAAGATTGTTAATCTTGTTAGTGGTAGGAATAACTAAAGCAGGACCAGAAGAAACTTGAGAGATGATTTGACCATCAACAGTCAAGGTGCCATCAATGTTGGCATTTGCATCAACATCAAGAGATGTTCCAGCACCAGTAAGATTCAGACTACCAGCACGAAGGTCACCGTCTGTGCCAGTAAGAACTTCAGAGGAGTTAGATGCACTTGTTAGGAATGCGAATTCGCTGGTGGATCTGTCGTATCCGAAGAAACCAATTTTCGCAGAGCCGTCGTAATAACGGAATTCAACACCACGATCTTTAGCGTCGTTAGACGTTGGTGCTGTGTCACCACCCACAGTAATAATAGGGTCATCGAGAGTTGTGACCGTAGAATTGACAGTAGTTGTTGTTCCATTGACAGTCAGATTTCCAGTAATAGTAAGGTCAGACTCAGCAGTTACATCACCACCGATGTCCAGAGTGCCACGAATATCAGTATTGCCGTTATCAGTATCAACAGTAAACTTATCAACAGCACTGTTGGTCTGAATTTTGAATGACTTATTATTAGCATTAATAGTAACGTTGCCGTGAGTTACCAAATTGCCAGAAATGTCTGCACTGTTATTAAGGTCTAGAGCACCTGTTAATTCAGTGCCACCATAAACTCTAGCGTCACCACTAACTGCAAGATTCTTACCAATAGCAGCACCACCTGTCAGACGGACTGCACCATCTGCAGAATAGGAACCAGTTAGAGTTTGTTGAGTATTTTTTGTGAATGTTACAATATCAGTGACACTAAAGGTGTCATTAATTTGAGTTGGATCACCAACAGTTAATGTACCAACAATATTTGTATTGCCGTTATCAGCATCAACACCAAACTTCTCAACAGCAGATCCGTTTCTGATAGAGAAGACTTCGTTAGCAGCATCAACAATCAGAGAGTCATTGATAGTTGTCTGACCCTGGACAACCAATGTACCATCAGTTGCAATGTTACCTGTAGAAGAGGCAACGGTCATCTTATCCGTGCTACCACTTCTTACAGCGAAGTTGGCATCAACATCAACAGTGCCGTTAAACTCAGAGTTGCCTTGGACTAACAGTGTCTGGTCGAATGTGACAGCGTTGCTGACATCCAGAGTATTTGTAATCTCAGTTGCACCGTTGACATCTAATGTGCCTTGGATATCAGTATTACCAGTTACATTATCAACAAAGAATTTATCCGTTGTTCCGTTTCTAACTGCAAAGTCTGCATCAACATCGACAGTGCCATTAACATTTAATGTCCCTTCAATTAAGGTGTTGCCATTATCAGTATCAACTGTAAACTTATCAACTGCAGATCCGTTTTGAATCTTGAAGTTTTCATTAGCAGCGTTGATGATTACGCTATCTTGAATAGTAACTTCACCCTCAACATTGAGAGTACCTTCAATATCAGTATTACCAGATGCACCTAGGACAGAGAACTTGACTGTATCACTATTACTTTTCTTACCAATAAACAAACCTTGGCTGGCATCTGTGCCGCCGATATGAAGACTAGTGCCAATACCAGCACCACCAAAGATTCTAGCGTTTGAGGAAGAATGTAAAGCATAGTTGGGTGTTAGAGCCTGGACAGATCCAGATTCAAACTTACGACGAACTCTCAGGAAGTTTTGCTCGTTGAAGTCTTCTGTAGCAGATTCTTTCTGAAGAATAGTACCGTTGATAACAACGTCGCTGTCGAACATAAAGTCGCCAGCAATATATCCACCACCATCAAATCGGAATGAACCATAATCATTAGATTGAATTTCCCAAAGACCACTACTACCATTCAATGCGAATGTGGGTTCATCAGTTGCTTCAAAGTGGACAGAACTGAGAACATTCAATGTGCTATTAAAATCACAAGCACCAGTAACTGTTACAACACCACCAAACTCTGCATTACCTGTAGTAGTATGAATCTCAGACTTAACCGTGCCTGCACCATTCTGGAATTGTAGTGACTTAGAAGCACCACGGAGCACCATCGTATCGTCGAAGCGAGAAGTGCTATTAGCACGGAGTGTACCATCAACATCTAGCAGACCACCGATGTTTACATCCTGAGTAATACCAACACCACCAGCAACTACCAAGTCGCCAGTTGTATTAGTAGTTGAATTAGTGCCAGATGTAAGTTTTACGTTACCTGCAATGATACCAGAAGCAGTACCAGTAAAAACTTCAGCAGTATTTGTAGCAGCATGGAGGAAACTATAACCACCACCATGACCAGCTAAGTCGGTATAGTTAGTATCCCAACCATAGAAACCTAAGCGTGCTTGAGTATCATAATACCTAAACTCAACACCACGATCTTTATTATCATCAGCTACAGGAGCAGTGTCTCCACCAAGAGTGATGATAGGGTCATCGACCTGTAAAGTTGCGCTGTTTACAGTTGTTGTTACACCATCAACTTGCAAGTCACCCCAGACACGGACCAGACCACTTACAGCACGGTCATCGCCAGGGTCAAGATTCATCGTCGCATCCGATGATGCGATGTAGTTATCTTGGAATCTTGCACCTTCGACCCAAACTTTACCTGCTGCGTCAGTTGCCTTGATATCAACTATGTCGTCTCCAGTGATAACAACATATGCATTACCAGCACCAGCATTGGTTGAGGTGATATTGAGGAATCTAGCAGTTGTAGCGTTTTGAGTTAACTGGAAGGTAAGGTTACCATCCCCAGTCTTATCCAGTGTCTGAGCAACAGTACCGTCAAGAGTAATGTCAGGGTCAGAGAAATACGACCGTACATTAACATCAAGTTCGCCAGCTCCGCTGTCCCCCGTATTATTAGCGCCAAACAGAAGATTACCGCTCGTGTCATTAACTTTAAGATAGTTAAGATAATTGAATCCTCTGTATCCAGAGGTTGCAGTAAGTTCTTGATCCAGTTCAAAATCTTCTTTTGTATTTCCATCAGCAAAAGAAATTCTATTATTTTGTAATTGTGTATTATCTACACCAACAGCAGCAATAGTTACATGTCCGTTGCTGTCAACATCAAAATCTTCTTGTGCAAAAGAAGCAAGTCCTTTCTGCTCTACTGCTGCTGCACCAAGATATCTCCACCCACCAGCATCTGTAGCATCAGTATGAGTTGGAGCGCCACCACCTGCAGCGATTCCTGTGATTGCTTGATATACCCTACTACTATCTTCAATAATATTGTATCTAGTATATGTTGTACCTGCTGCATATGCCGCATACTTACTACCCTCGGTAGCAGTAGCAATAGGTACGTTTGTTGAACTTGTTAGTCTACCATAAGCATCAACTGTAAATTTCGTAGCGTTTACAGTCTCTGTGCCAAAAGGTTCGCTGTTACCACCAACACCAGATACTGATGTTAATGACTCGGTATTGTAATCACCAGGGACAACTGCAGTAACAATAAGGTCAATTGTTGGGTTGCCTGTAATACCAGCACCATCGTTAATAGCGATTCTAGTTGCAGTACCAGTAATAGTTCTGGTTGCCGCATTGCCACCAGAAGTTCTAGAAATAATACCAGTGGTGGTCAGACCAGAAATTGCAGCAAGGTCTAGATCATATGCTTGTGCAGATTGACCTTCTACGGTGCCGTCAAGATTATAATCAGCAAGAGTTGATGGATTTGAAGCATTAATAATACGTCCCTTAGCGTCTACAGTAACAGAAGTGTATGTTGCTGAAGGAGTTCCAGTTCCATCATAATGTGGAAGAGTTGAAACAAGAGTCAATTCTGCATTAAGGTTTAGGTTTGCAGAACCATCAAAAACACCAGAAGCAGTAATATCTTGAGATAACTGAATCTGTCTTGTAGATGCTAAACGTGCAGCAGTAGAAGAATTACCAATTAAAGTTGCAGTAATAGTACCTGCAGAGAAGTTACCATCACTATCTCTTTGTACAAGAGTGTTTGCCGTATTGGAAGTAGACTCAACAGGACGTTCGTATCTCAGAGTGTTCCAAGCAGAAACACCGTCACCGATTTTAAAACGACCAGTGTCAAGTTCAATGCCTAACTCACCTTGAGCAAGAGTTGGATTCGCGTTTGCCCATTCCTGAGCCCCACCGCGTCTTAATTGTATTCTATTTGCCATTGTTTACAGACAACTCGATTGAGATTATGCTTCCAAGTTATTTATGCGTAATAAAAAAGGGGACGGTGCCCCTCTTAGTTATTCTGCTGCTGCTTCTGCAGTATCTTCTTCTTCAGGAGGTTGGGAAGCGGTCTCTGCCTCCTGAGGATTATAATATTCTAGTGTTTCAATAGCCCCTTGCAACTTCAAAGCAGTTGTTTCATTCTCTTTGATTTTTGCAGCAAGTTGTTGGTTCTCAGCAACCAGCGATTGAAAACGCTCTTTGAATTGCGTGAGCATGTCAGTTTGGGGGACTTGTTCAATAGTCATGATGTTTTTTCAGTATTTTGGACTAACGTTAGTAAGAGTGATTTGATATCACTCATATCAGATTTTAACTCAGAAACTTCATTTTGTAAAGCTTGCATTTTTGCTTTTTCCATTTCTTCAGCACGGCGAGATGCCATGTACTTTTCATATTCTGATACATTCCCGCACTCGATAGAACCAGTGCGGGTATCTTTAAACCAACCGTCTGCGTCGGCAACGGGAACTTTCATAATTAGATAGCGAGTGCAATTGCTCTAAAGTCCTGAATTTGAGGAACATCTGCCTGGTTGGGGGAGATGAGGAGGATTTTAATCTGATACTGCTGGAAATCTAATCCAGAAACTTCATATTCATAATCCTCAAAGAATCCTTCTTCATTTGTTGCAGGAATTAGTGCGTCATCTACTGGGAAATATGTCCAACCGAAAGATTCAATTGGATCGCTAGAACCAGTTGGTAACACTCTATATAGTGGTTTAATCAGAGTATCAGGTGGACGCAAACCTGCAAAGATTAACTTAATAGAACCAGATGGATTTGTTAGCGTAGCAATCTTGGTAATATAACATGCCTCATGCTCATCACCAACAGAAACAAGTGCTGCATTGACGTTTGATGGTTTGTTGATTCTATTTGTTGTTGTTAGCAACGAGAATCTATCAAGGTCAATAACTGGCGAGACATTATCAGTTTCACTCGTAAGTGCTAGATCCATTCTAAATGACTTTCCACCAGACAATTCTGAGGATTCATTAATGCTGGAACAAATAATCTGAGGAGTGTTGAAATAGTTATCCTCATCTAAGAGAATATCATAAAACTCTCCAGTGTTCGCAAAAGAAGCCTGAGTCAGATTCACACCATCATTGATTGATGTGCCTGTAACAGTATTAACTCTTGCGGTAATGTTTGTACCAGGTAGAAGCATCTTCTGAATCTGAGGTGCAAATTGTTCATATTGAACGTTTTGCGTAGCCTGCACACCCTCACCACCAGATCTGATTCCTCTAGAACCGATGGAAGTTGTTGCAACATCATATGTGTCGAGAGTTGGATTTAAAATAGCAGTATGAGTTTTGTTAATCTCTGTTAGCGGAATGCCATCAAGATTATAACACTCTACGATAGACTCATCATTGAAAGAAGCTGCTGTTGTTCCATCAAGACCCCTCTCAGTGATTGTAATAGTCTTACCATCACCGCTAATTGCTTCATAAGACATGATTTCAAATGGATCTCCTTCAAAATCTAATGGGAAGTCGATGCCAATTTCTCCCGAAGGACCAGGACCATACACCCTAATATAACCAACATTACTGCTACTAATTGCAGCACCATTAATAATTCTATGGAAAGCAGTAGCATCATTCACATTAATAGTAGTATCTGTTGCTGAGATAGAGGAAGATAGAACCGTAGAACTTACTTCACTAGTTACACCAGCAATAGAAACATTATTACTCAAACTATGCATAGCATGGTTCGTATGAATCATGCGAATTCTTCTTTCGGATGTTGTGTATGTTGGGGTTGTATTGGGGAATGCATCACTAACAGCAGAACTCTCAACAGCGTCTCCAGAATAAACAGGAGCAACAGTAGTAGAAATTGAGGCAGTCTTAGCAGACTGAGAACCAGTGATAGTTTCTGGAGTTGTATCATCAAAGTTGGTAGATACGTAACGGAGTGTCAAAGTATTTGTTCCGCTATCCCAAGTTATTACTTCTGCAGTAGGTGCTGCAGCAGAGTCGCCTGTAATTGTTTCACCAACAATAAAGTCACCAGATGCACCAGTCACAACAACCGTAGCAGTTGTTTTTGAAGATACTACTCTATTTGTAATAGCACCACCAGTAGAAGAACCAGCAACCCAGTTTCCACTAATATCAGTAATAGTTACAAGTTTTCCTGCAAGACTATCTACGACTTTAACAACTGTACCTTCAGCAAGTGTAGTCTTCTGATAGATACGAGCACCAATCGTATATGGCAATGTTTGAGAGTTCATTACCAACTGCAATTCAGGTTGGAAGGTTTGAACAGAATCTACAGGAAGTTCTGCATATCCACCATTACCAGGAAGCAATTCAGCATTATTAAACGTAACTCTACTATTCACAGTAGTATCAAATACTGCTCTATTGAGTTTGAACTTCATATCCTCATACTGGTCGGCAGTCCAAGTAGTTGCGTTTTGCGACTTAAACAAGACACCCGCATAAGGTTGCTCAGAGATCGTTCTATCTCCACCAATTTCAAGTTCTCCCATTCTAGAAATCCAAACCTGATACTCGTTTGAGTCTGAGAAAAGAACAAAACAATGTTCCTGAGACTGTGGAATATAAACAGGTGCTCTAAATGTAAATTTAGTAGGGATAGCAGCAGATTCAGAGGTTTGAATATCAGTTGGATTGATGGTAACATCAGAGAATGGAAGAATCGAAGTAGTAGGATATCCATTTTCCATCGTTCTAATCTGCATAGAGATTGGAATTGTACTATCTGTAGCAAAGAAATAAATTTCTACAGAGGTAACAAATATACCACCAGGAATATCATTAATGAAAGATTGTGCGAGAGGGTCCCACCAACCAACTTGACGAGTCTCTGTTCTAGTTGTCCGAACAGTTCTTCTCTGAGTAACTGTATCGCGAACAATATCAGCATTACGTACAGCAACTACATTTTCACGAACTCTCTGTAAAGTTCCTGCCGCTGTAAATTCAACTTCTCCAGAAGACGCAACTGCACCTGGAATTCTTGTATCATCTGCTTGAGATGTCATACGAAGAGTTCTTGTACCAGTCTTCCAACGAGGATTGACATTCTTGATTGGTTCTGGAATAAAGAAGTTGCCCCTATATGATCCAAAACGGTCAGTAATATGTCTACGGTCTTTTACAACTGCTTTAGCACCAGACTTTCCTCTAAGAACTTCACCGACTTCCATATTGCCATAGTACTTAGAATTCTTACCATTACGCATTGCCAGCGCCCAAACATTATGGTTAATAAAGTCTGTATTGGAAGAATATGAGGTAGGAAGGTCGGAATCATCATATGGGTTATAACCCTTATACCAACTATCTGGTTTAAGGCACTTAAACTTACACTTACTAGTAAGACCAGTAATAGTCTCACCAGGAACAAATGGAATCGAGTTTGTTCTGCTGTCAACTGCAGGATCTTTAATAACCTCAATGACCTTTGGAGTTACATAATCATTGATAATTTTTCTATCGAAGAAGATATAGAATCTTGTTCTGGGTTTCATTCTTTCCGCAGTAATACGGACGTTTCTAGAACGCATCCAGTTAATAGATGAGGTAGAAACAACACTATCACCTAAAGACCTTCTATCAATTCTAGGAACAACTCTAGACCTAATTCCTGTTCTAGTTTGTCTTCTTGTAGTTCTGATAGTTGTGATTCGGTCAGTAGCACGTCCTCTACCCCAATCAGAACGACGACCACTGTTTTGGGTTCTGGAACGCCTTGTACGTCCAGTCCAATTTGTTCTCCAAGCACCCCATTGAATAGGTCCGAAACCTCCTCTACCAGTTGCGTTTAACCGTTGTCTTGTTGCTTGGAAGTTACCTTCGATATTAGTAACTTTAGTTGGGAGACGTTTTGTATCTACCCAGTCATCTGATGCTGGATCGAGAGTAATATTACCGATATATGCAAAGACATTGAAAGGATTAACGTTTTCAACACGAGATGCATATGGTTGCTCAATTAAAGTATCTTCAACATAAGGAAGAGTGATAATTGCACCTTCATCATCAGAACCAGTAGAACCAGTTCTTTGATAATTTAAAGATAGAGTTTCACTAACTTCTAGAGGAACTGAAGTTGTGTAATGCGAAGCTCTAGCAAGTCCTTCCTCAAAGTCTAAAGATGCAGAGAAGTCTACAGAAGTAGTCTGAGACTTAGAGTGATCGGTAAAGTCATCTACAATGAAACCATTTTTCAAACGACTCTTACCAGAAGCATCAGTAATATCTACATTGAAGGTATCGGTCTCAAGCATATTAAGAGACGTGTAATACTCAACTTGGTCAAGTCTAGTTTCAAGACCACCAATATCCCTCATGGTATATCTTCTATTTTCAGACCTAGTGATGATAACATCTTCATCAGGGTCAAATCCATATGGAGCATGACGAAGAGTTGCTAATAGCATTCCCTCTTGTAAATTATCAGGTTCTGAAGGTTGCTCTTCAGACTTACCTACGATAACTTTGAACTCTCCATCTGGAGAGAGGAATAGTTTATCAATTCTTGCCAAATACCAACTAAAGTCACAACGGAAATTACTTTCAATTTTAGGAATGTCAAATAATGTTGCACCAGGAGTTCCTGAGGTTGGATAAACTCTGGATTTGAAATCTAATGTTGAACAATTAACATATGCAGGAGATGCTACAGAACCAGCACCACTATAAAGGTTCTTTACACCAGGTCTAAAATCAAGATAATCTGATAAGAATCTACCGTTATAGATTGGAACATCTGAATATGATGTGTTCAGATATGACTGACCCCCAAAGTAATCGCCTGTTGCGGAATGATTGTAGTAGTCGATAACGACTTTAACTTTTCTAATAGGTGCTGCAACACCCTTTTGTCTTACCAGTCTAGAAATTCCATATTGGAACTCAGTTTGACCTGTTTGTAATTCATATCTATCAGTAATTACCTTTGATCCAAGTTCAATTGAACCAATAGAATCATTGATAATCGCACTAATTGCAGCACCAGTACTATCAAAACCACTTACAGTTTCACCAACTTGGAATGTTCCATCTAAGTAAACAATACTTAATTTTAAAGTGCTGGAATTAAATCCAACAACTCTTGCTCTTGATAAAGAAGTTTTTCCACTAACAATAGTACCTGTAGCAAAGAATGCAGGTTCTACAAGAGTAATAGATGGAAGAACAGGATCATCATCATCTAAAGATTCATATACTGCATGAAGTCGATATGCATCAGTCAATCCTAAAGAAATATCTGTGTCATCAATTCTTGTTCCATACAAGTTACTATAAAGAAGATTATAGTTTTGCTTATCAAGATTTGCAGTCGTCTTATTTACTTTTAAAACAAACATCTCAACAGGAGACTTTGTTTTTCTAGTAGTAATATTCTTCGAGATTGTTGCAGTAACCTTAACAGCTGTAATATTTGTTAAATTATCTACCTGAAGAGTAGTTCTGTCAGCAGTAGTAAAGGATGTGTATCCAACAGCACCAGTATTAGTAGTATCAACGGTAACCTGGTCGCCAACAGCATGAGTGCCACTAGTACCAGCTAATACTGTAACGGTAAAGTTTGACTCACTAATAGATTCAAACTGTTCGTTTTCAGGAAGAGTGATTGAAATAGAGTTGGAGGCAACTGTTTGAGAATCAAAAGTTCTTCTGACAATCATAGATTCGTCAGAAATACTATTTACATATGGTTTTGTTAATTTAGTAAATAGATTGGCATTGTCAAGACCATCTAATCTCGATCTCTTTCTAGTTAAAACAGTATAATCACCAGCAGTAGGTGCAGCAGCACCAGCACCAGGAGTTACATTAACTACTTGATCTGCAAAATCAAAGATTGTAGATGGATTTGATGTAGATAATGCAGCAGGAGTAACTATATCAACATCAACATATTGAGTAGTATTGAAGAAAATTCTATCGCCAGATCTTAAATCAGAAGCAAAGTTTGAATTCAATCCAGTAATCTTTTCAGCAGCACCAGTTGCATCGTATGTGAATGTCTGACCCTGAAGAGTTTTTACATCTGTGAGGACAACATCAGATGTAAATTCTACCGCAGTTGTGGTTTCATCTCTACCAACAATTTGCCTTACATCTGAGAACTGATAGACATACGTCTCCTCAATCGTATCAAGTTGCAGACCATCTAAAGTTAAAACCTCACCTTTTTGGAATACACCTTCTACTTGATACAATTGAAGATGGTCAGCACTTGAAATACCACTAACAAGATATCCCTTTGCTCCTGTATTGAGACCAACTAATAAAGAACCAGCACTAATTGTTTGAGCACTTGCTAATTCTAAAACAGTGAACATTTGAACATCGAAGATATGCAAAGCATACCTATCATCTTCTGTTCCATAAACATTATCTGGGTCATCCAGGTGCTCTAATACACATGACCTAGCAAATCCAAGAACATTACCTTGTGCAGTACCTTGACTTGCAGTAAATGTATCTCTAAGTTCAATAGTTTGATATGCATTAGTAATTGTGGCACCACTAGTGTTCAAGAATCCATAAACATTCTCAAGTATGCATTTGTTACCTAATGTGAATGGAGAGATAACATTTTGTGCCGAGTCTGTATCTCTTGGTTTTCTGAGATCGATATATGTTGGTGAAAGAGTCTTAACTCTATATCCTCTAACGTATGCAGTACCTGGTCCAATTTCAACAGAATATAAATCATCACTTGGAACTGCACCAGAAGAAGTGGTATCACCTGCTTCGTAAACACCATTATTAAAATTATCATTTAGATTTTCACGCATTTCTACGGTGAAATCTACAACAGTATAATCTCCAGACTCTTCATATGTTCTAAGAGCCAAAGACTTTTCTAACTCATCATATGCACTACGGTCAACAAGTTTCTCAACTTTACTGCCATTAATACGAAGCAATTCGATAAAGTCTTTATCCGCTTCATCTGTGAGAAGTTTCTTAATTAAGTTTGCTGTGATTCTAAATCTGTGAGAACCAGGAGCAGCATAATTAGATGTGCCTGCAGCGTTATCATTGAGTGATAAGTCATCTTCAGGAGTAACAATAGATTCTAAAATTTCAAGACCAACTCTATATTTTGGCGTCGTCCCGTATTGGTCAAGAAGAACTGTTTGATATGCTACGTCTACAAAATATCCCCTAATAAAGTAAACACCTGGTTGAATATATGCAACAGAACCTTTCTGAAGTGAGTTAGTAGGAAGAAGTTGTGCAAATGGAGATCCGATTTCAATCAGAGTTGTTCCAAAAGTAATCTCTGTATTAGTAACTAACTGTTCGTTGTCTTGGAAGGTTTCTACAGTTCCACCATCTCCACCAGACTCAATATACTTAACGTATAGTGTAATATATCCCTTATCAGAAACAGTATCAGAGATAGTAAAGAGAACTTTTGCCTTAACACCTGTAGAAAGACCTTCAATAATTCTACCTTCGAGTTGACTACGATACAACTCAACGTCTGCACCAAGGAAAGATTCTTGGAGCATGATAGCGGAAACACTCAGGTCATAACCTACCTGACCAGGGATGACCATCGCGCCATCTTTGAATAAGTGTTGTCCTACATTCTCCACCTGATTCTGGAGAACTGACTGCATTGTAGTGAGTTCTCTCGCCTGAATAGGGAATCCAGGACGGAATAGAACCTTATAAAAGTTCTTATCCTTATCGAAATCGTCGTAATAAGGAGTTACGTTAAGATTGGTATTTTGTGCCATTAGAATTCGATTACGATTTTGATGTCTTCTACCTGGTCGTTTGCACGACTAATTGATCTTCTATTATCTATATAAACAACGTCTCCGCTGTTTGATTCAATTTCTGGTTTTGCGTATCCATTATTAAACTTCATACCCAAGTCATACTCGGTATTGTTGATTGTCCTAGAAGACGAATTAGGAACAGCAGGGAAGTTTGTATCTGGTTGTCCAGCAGCACCTGATGTTGCACCGTTTATAACGTTAGAACCATCAAATTCATTTTGCGTACCAGTAACTTCTGGGAAAATACCATCTGTAGCATTCTGATAATATTTCAGAACCTTGGTAGTAGCATTCCAAGAAATAACACGACCACGAGCAGTAACGTTTGTGCCACCAACAACTCTTGTTTGAGTAACAATTTCATCGGGAACATAGTTACCTTGAAATGATGGTGGAAAAATGACTGCTTTTGTAGCAGAAACTGTCAAATCAGAGATGAGTTCTGCCGTACCAAACTTTAAAGGATTGGTAATTAAACCAATACGACGATAGTCGTTATCAATCGGGAAGTCACCCGCACCTTCATCATAAGAAAGTTTGGCATTAACCATCACACGGAAAGCACCAGTTTCAACAACCGCATCAGCACCATGCCCACCAGGAGGAGGAATGATGACATCAACTTGAGCACTAGTTCCTGTACCAATACCAGTAATATTATCAACACTGATTTTACCAAAAGTATAACCAGTACCACCAGAAGTTACGGTAGCAGAAATAATTTTACCACCATCAACAACAATGGAAACACGACCACCAGTACCATCTCCATTGATGGCAACGTTATCATATGTACCATTGTTGTAACCAGCACCAGCAGCGTTAATGACAACAGTATCGATTTCACCAGATACTGCATTAGTCTTCACCGCATCATTGGTAAAGACTGGCATATAGTCATTAGAAAAGAATTTCAAGACCGACGCAACAGGAATCGTATACATATACTTCCAACGATAACCATCACCAGTTGTGATAATGGAAGTTGAAGTACCAGTAGGTTCAACAGTAGAAGGCTTCCCGTTTGGATCAGAAGGAGAAGTACCATTGTAAATTACTTTATATACTTGATATTGTGAATTTACAACATAAAAGTCAGAATCATATAATTTAGTAGCACCAGAGGCAGCGGTTTTACTAGGGGAATAATCATGACGATACATGTCGTAGGTGAAACCTAATCCACCAGTAGTTTGTTCTGGAGAAACCCAGTCAATTCTACGAACAACTTGAACGGTATCCGCAGCGAGAACTCTCTTCAATGAAACCATATCATCATATGAAGCAGAAAACTCTCCGAAAGAGTCTACCGCTTGAGGTGGTGAGTTCTCATTGTCCCAGGGTTGAGGTCTCCCAATGAACAAATATAAACGGTCGCGAGAAATTCCTGCAATATCATCACTATCGTTAGGATTTGGTCCTTCCAATGATTTGATAAATTTTTTCGCAGAAAAAATTCTAAATTGATCAGTAAGTAGAGCTGCCATTTGGTATGAGACTATTGTCCTCTTGTTTATTTATGTTGGTTACGAACGGATAACTGTCTGGTACTCGATTCGCTTAATTCTATATGATGCACCACCATTACCATTGATAGTTTCACCGCCAATGATTGCTTGTGCTACAGCACCAGAACCTGTAGTATCACTTCCATCATTAGTGAATGTTACTGTTGGATGTAAATTATATGAACCATCAACAGTTTGCTGAATTCCATATCCACCATTAGTAATTGTCAATGAAGCAATTTGGTCACCAGCAGTAGTCATAGTTGCAGTTGCTGTGCAAGCAATATCTCCAGTATCCTCAATAGTGACTGTTGGTACGGCACTATAGTTTGTTCCAGGACTCTGGATTATAAAGTCAACAACTGTTGAATTATGAGAGAATTCATATAACAATCCAGCAATACCAACATTGACATCACCAGTGTTGAAAGGCACAATGCTATTAACAACCAGTAATTGTGATGATGGATCCCAACTGACTACAGTTCCTCGTACACCAGAAACTGAACCAGTAATAATTTCATTAACACTATAATTTTGACCATTTCCAAAGTTAGCATCAAGATATAGATAAATTACAGAATTATGTTCAACACCATCACTTAACGTTCCTGCAGCTCCAATATTAGCATATCTGAATGGGATGCTACCATCCTTAATACTGTCACCAACTTGGAATAGGGTTGTGTTCTGCCCACCGATAGTTTCTTCAATACCATATAGTGATGAATAAATACCACCATCTAAATTGATTTGATTTTCATATCCAGTTCCAGTATTTACCAAATCAATAATACCATTTCCAGCACCATCTAATTCATCATCATCTTCAAAGGTTTTATCTGTAAGAAGAGATGGTGGATCTGTAAGAAGGAAAATATTATCACCAATAGAATTTAGTACAACGTGTGGTAGGAATCCTGATGGAGCAGTAGATGCAACACCAGCATCAAATTGAACAATGGCATCTTCTGTAGAAGGAATACCACCATCAATAAATGCTAATTCATCAACTTCAAATGTAACTAAGAGTTCCTTGGTACTAGGATTCCAGTCATAAACTTTAGCAATTTTACTGCTAGCATTTTCAACTCTACGGATAACTCTATCACCAACATTAAATTTGTATGTTGATATTCCATTGACATCTTGACCTGAGTCAAGAATAACTCTTTGGTCATAATTAAAGTTTACACCTCTAGTTAGTCCAGAGAATTTACTGGTGGATTTTGATGTATATGCAATGGTTTCAGTACCAAGAATAATTTCACCAGAACCAGGAAATGCATCAGTAGAATCAACATAGATTTCACTATCTGATGCAGTAACATTTTTTATCAGTCCAGTTAGATAAATTTCTGAGGAATTAAATGCCTGTCTGGATCTTGTCCTGCGCTTTAAATTTACAAGTTTAGTAAAGATAATATTTGGTTGACTTGTATATCCTTCACCAGGATTAGTAACATCAATACCAACAACAGAACCTTGTTGGATTCTAGCAACTGCTTCTGCACCAAGACCGCCACCACCAGTAATAAGAATGAACGGAGGTTGTTGATAAAATTCTCCTGGATCTGAGACCGAAATAGAAGTAATTTTACCTAGTGTATCAATTCCCGCTCTTCCTTGAGCACCTTGTCCACCACCACCTTCAAAAATAACGGTAGGTGGAGTAGCATACTGTCTACCAGCACCTGTAAGAGCAAGACCTGTAACAGTTTGAACTACTGCAGAACCAGTTGCTCCTGTTCCTTCACCACCGAGTATTCTTGCATTTGCAGCGCCAAAATAATTGTCTCCATTGGTAGACATCTTAATATAAGATACCGCACCATTATCAATAATAATATCACCGCTTGCTCCAAAAGGAAGAACCGTTTCTTGGTCAGGTACAGAGTCACCTTCAAATATAGGTGTGCCATAAAATTTTGGACCAATAACATAAGGATATACTGGATTCCCAGAGGAGTCCTCCGTCATAAAATATGCATACGTACCATTTGGATACTCTGGAGTAACAGAAAATTTACCATTATATTCATCTAGAGTACCGTAATTTTCTTCATAAATGTAATCTTCTACCAAATCTCCACGAAGATACTTGTCTTGAACACTTCTAATGTTATATCCAGAATTACTATAAGAAAAGAGATAAAGAAGTCTTGGTGCATTAACAGGAACTTCAAATCTAAGTTCTCTTTGAGATGCAGCGTCAAATGAACTTATATACGTTGAATATGTAACTTCAGAACCATCAATGTAATATGAAATACCCTGACCAGCATATAACTGATTGGTGTCTCCAATAGTAATCGGAACCGTGCCATGCCAACCATCTACTCCCTCAGAAATCAATAATGTCTGACCATCATTACTAGAGTCATCCTGATTGAAAATATAAGTTTTCCCTCTTTCAAGAGATACAAATGGGACAGTGCTTCCGTCGAATACGAATGATCCGCTACTAACGGTTAAATTATAAGTAACCGTACCAGTTGTACTTACTAAAGGTCTGGCACCTGGCATCTCCAAGTCAGTTTTTAGTCTATAAGAAGATACTTCTTTTATTACAGAACCAGTAGAATCATAACCAAAAGGTCCGTAAATTGGATATCCATCGAAGGACATACCAATAACTTTAGAGTGTCCATTTGGATGACGTGCAAAATCGTCAGTTCCTCCTCCATAGGATATTGATTTAAGTCCCCAGTGGTCATAAGTTGGACCGTTCGCATCTTGCATGTAAATATAGACTACCTGATTCTGGTTTCTAGAATCGGGTGGAATACCTACAGTTACCGTTTTAAGAGTATCAAAACTACTATCATTCCATGCAGCAACAACGCTAGAACCATACACAGTTCCTGGAAAGAAAATTCTAAAATCTTCAGTAGAGTCAACTAGTTCTCCACCGTTACTATCATTACCTCGGATGACTTCTAAATCTAATGTAAATACGTTTCGTAGATCTAATGTAAGTTGAACAAGTCTAGTTCCTGCACCACTACCAAATCTTATATGTCTACCAATATTAAATCCACCAGTTGGACCAACACCACTGCCACTATCTTCAATAGTAGCTTTAGATAATACACCTGAATAGTCATTTAGTACTTCATCAGGACTAATTGTTGTTTGTCCTCTAAAGAATTCCCCAACATAATAATCATTTTCAGTTGGTTCATCCTCAGTTGCAGAACTGAGAGTCATATATCCCTCATTTCCTGCATATCCAGACATGTATCTGTGATTCTTGCAGTAGTAGTAAATTCTACTACTTTCATCAGGATTCATAATGAATACCGTCTGATATTCATTTTCATAATCTGCAGCAGGAGCATTAGATACACCTGTACTATTATAATATAAACTTCCACCATTCAAAAGACCATCTTGACTAGTGCTCAATTGAATTGGATGACCTATGCCTATAGCATTAGATGCATCTGATTGATTAAACTTAATTAAGTAATTTCTTTTTACTTGAATATTTTCTGGTGCAAAATAAAACACACCTGGTGCGAATGGTCCAAATTTTTCAGCATCAGGTCCAAATTCAATGTAATATACATTAAGAGAAATAGGATCCGAACCAATTCTAAACTGGAATCCAGTTGAACCTAAAATTACATCATCAGCAGAAAATGCGAAGTCAACTGCTCTTAGATAAACATGAGTAATAGCACCCTGTCCATCTCTTATAATTTTAGAAATTTCTCCTCGGGCATTACCACCAATTTCTTCACAAATTCTACCAACTTCAACAGCACCAAGAGATTCATCGAGATTGGTAACATCGATTAAAATATTACCATATTCAACTTTTACATTCCAAGTAAACTGCTTTAGATTGCCCCAATCAAATACACCATTATCTAGAGAAAACTCATCCAATGTTTTACTACTATGATAGTAGTAATTATTATTTTCTGTTATGACATCGTAAATATTTGAATTTTTTACATATGGATACTTTACAGTATCAATACTAAATCCTGGAAGAGTGCCTCCATCAGTATCCCAATCTGGAGTATGAAGTAACCCACCATTTGCAAAAATACCAGTTACTTTATCTTTTTGTTCTACTCTATCAGATCCGAAAGGTACATCCTTTCCAGCTCTAAGAATAAATGTCTGGTCAAAATTTCTATCGACAAGGGGTCCGCCACCAGGAACTCTTTCAGTTTCAAATGGTGATGGTTTAGGATGATTGTCAGATACAATTCTCAATCTATCAGTAATATTATCATCCGAATCCAACAAAAATGTTCCTGAAGTAGGAGAGTTTGGATGGGTTTGCCAAATTTTATTGAAAGCAAATGACGTTACAACATCAGGAGTTTCTTGTTCGGGAGTAATTTGGAGTCTTAGTGGGTCATATCCTCTACCCCTATTTAAAACTCTAACGTGGACAATCTTACCAGAATCTTCGTCAATGATTGGATATAGAAGTGCTTCCTCAACAGGAATACCACATCCAGTGACGACTAATCTAGGTGGATCTGAGATATCATATCCAGTTCCTCCGTCAACAACTCGTATCGCTTTAACGCCAAATATATCATCGAAAATAGGTTCGATGACAGCGCCAGTTCCAGGGACAGTTCTTGCCATTTATCTCAACTTACGACGTTAATTGTTCCATTCATAGCAGCATGGATTGTGCATTGGTAATACAGTGTAGTTGGTGCATCCATTGGTACAGTCCAATACAACACACTAGAACCACTACCAGATTGTCCAGAGGTATATGGAGTACCACTCAATCCTTGGGTGCTCTGAATTCTGAATGGGTGAGCACCCGCTTGCACCGAGTTATCGAATGCGTATGTTGCCCCTCTCGTCACGTAGATTGTAGGGTCATTTGCAGTAGTTGGAAATCCAGGACCACTGAAAGTATAATCAGATGCACCATTTGCATTAACTTCCCACCAAGTCATTGGACTACGAGTTACAACCCATTCAGTTCCACTCCAATATAAAGAATCACCCTGAGTAATACCAGTAACATTAGTGTCTGTAAGAGCAGCAAGTGTTGTTGTTAAAGTACCATCAAAGTTAATGGTTAATGTATCACCACTAACTGCGGTTGTAATGTTAGTTCCACCAGAGATAGTTAATGTATCTGTTTGACTATTTGCTGTTGTAGAACCAGTATCACCAGCAACAGTTGCAAATAAATTAATAGAACCAATTCCAGCAGCATCATCGGCAGGAACAAAGTTACTACCATCCCACTTCAAAATTTGATTAGTGGTAGGTGCATTAGTTGTAATATCAACATCAAGTAAATCATCAATACTAGAATATTGAGTAAGTAATGCTGCTCTAGTATCACCAACACCACCAGCGGTAATGTTCATATTTACATATGGATTGTCATCACCATCTACGGTGAAAAAATATCCAGGATAAGTAGCAGCAGCAGGAGCATTACCTATAGCAGCATATTCATTCTTATAATAGATTGCGGTACTAAAATCTACAATGTTTGTACTACCATTAAAGGTCGCAGTTCCAGTCCCATAACTTAAACTAACATTTCCCGTCCCATTAGGAGCAATTACAATGTTAGCGTTTGAAGAGGAAATAATCGAGTTGCCATTGACATTCAATGCTGAAGTCAGAGATGAATAATCAGATGGTACAAAGTTAGTTCCATTAAATTTTAAAACTTGATTTGCCGCAGCATTAGCTATGCTAACTCGGATTTCTCCTCCAGCCCCAACAGCATCATATAGCTCAGTGAAATTATCATTAATTTTATCGCCGCCAGCACGGAGGGTATCCCCCGTGTTATCGTTGGCGACAGTACCAAGATTAAGTGATTGCTTAGCCATTACTTGCTACGTTTTTAGTTATTTATTAGTTTACCAGGGTCAAACAATTTCAGGATCGACCAATTCTTCACCATAGTCGGCAAGATTTGGTGGAGTCCAGTCATCAGGAACTATACTCTCTACAATAACTTCTGGATTCTTATATCCAGAACCAGCAGATGTAACTTCGACACCCGCAACACCTACAAGAGCTCGGACTTGACCATCAAAACCAGAGATAGAATCCAGTCTCACAGATGGACGTGAAGTATATCCAGAACCACCTGATGTCACTGAAACTGTATCAATTGTACCCGTTGTAAGATTTGCCGTTCCTTGAGCACCTTGACCGAAGACGGAACCCAAGTAGTCGAAAGTAATCAAAGAGTTAGAAGATTCAATAACAGCAACCTCGCGGTCATCTGTTTCACCCTGAATTTGAATCAAATCACCTGGTTCGACTGGTGGAATAACTTCTGCTGCATCAACGTCTGCTTCAGACCCAACGTAAGAGAACGCAACGAATGAAGAACCAAAGCGAGGAATTTCAGAGAAGATAATTCTAGAACCAACAATTTCAAATCCAATTCCAGGTTCCTGAATAACACCATTGAGCGAGACAATGATATTATTTTCAGGTCGAATAACGCTAGATTGTACACCTTCAGTCAAAGTCAATGAGTAGAATACATCATTACGCTTCAAGTTGAAGGATTGGCGTAAAGAATCAAACTCGAACGAAATATCGTCAAGTTGTCTCAACTTACCAACATAGAATCCAGTGAAGGAGGAACCAAGTTCAGGAGCTTCTGTGAATTGGATTTCATCAGAGAATGCCGTGAATGCGTTTGTAGCACCAGGAGGTTGCAAGACACCATTGATAAAGATGAGCATGTGACCTTCAGGATCAGGCAAATATTGCGTGCCATTATCCGTAGAAAGTTTAAAGTTAGTTTGTGTACCATCAAATCCTTTAAAGGAACGTTTGACTCTTGCCTTGAGATCAACAATACTAAGAATTGCAGATTCATATCCATCAGAAGATTTAATTGCATCTGTGTCCGCGAAAGTTCCTGCAATATCAGTAAGATATAATCTCTTATTGATACCAACATTACGAATATCTTGAACCCTTGCAGATGCAGATCCTGTGTTAACAATTCTAGTATTAACTGTAGCATAACCAAGTGGTATATTGGATGCAATTCCATAATCACCAACCTGGTCTCCATTTGCGAAACTACCTTGATACTCACTGACGTATATAAAGTTATTATCAAGGTCAATCTTTGTGATGATTCCATATGTTGAAGAATCTTGCTGACCTGCAATAACGCGATAGAGTCTATTTCCAACTGTGAAGTCATTAAGACTACTCAGGATAGAAATTCCAAGTCTTGCGTATCCAGTAGAAGCAATCTTATCACCAACACCAACATCAAGACCAGCAAATTTAGACACATCCAGATACTGTCTAGATGTATTTGGATAAACAACTGCATTAGATTCAAAGGTTCCAATCAAAGATTCTGTATCTACAATGAGTCTACCACCAGTATTACTAGTTACTGCTGCTTCAGTCTTAATGAATCCTGTTGGCGTAGCAGTTGCTCCACTAGTAAATGCTTTGAATGGAATATCATTACTAAATTCACCCTTAAGGTCAATAATGTGAATTCTATCTTCAATGGCACTGATTTGAGCAGTTGTGGAATTAGTTGCACCAACAATAGTATCGGTGATTGCCCAAACTCCTGCAGTGATTTCAATGTCAATATATTTGAAGTTTTCATCCTCAAAGAATCCATAAACAGTACCTGTTACTCCAGAAGAACCTTGCTTCTGAACAGATTCATTCATTGTGAATGGTCCATCAGTGATATCACCATCAATTCGGAATCTCTTGTAAACCTTAACAACAAATCCTTCATTCAGTGTAACAGATTCAACTTCACCATATACATCACTTTGTATACCGTAGATATAGTCAGAACCTTGAATCCCACCACTAATACCAACAGGAACATTTCTAGTTCCATAAGTCTCACTTGGAACAGTAATACCGTTAATTGTTTGTAATTGGGTATAATGTGTATCATCAGCAAGTTGTCTATTAACAATATTCAACCCATTTCTAACCAATGCCGAGAACGAATTCAAGGAATATTCTGAAGCTGCTGTTGGATCATAGTAACTAAAGAATCCAGCAATGCCCGAAGGAGATAATAATGTGTTGTCAAGAGCACTTGACATATAATCCTGAAGCAAATCTAAAGTATATGTTTTAACATTAAACTCAGTATCAGAATAGAATACTTCGCCAGATACTGCTGCATATGGATCGATAACTCCCTTATTGAGTTTCAAACCCCAAGCATAAACACCAGATACGTCGTCTCCAGCATAAGAAGCAATACCAGATGCATTTCTCACATACAGAGTCGAGCGAAGTTCAGAAACACCGAAGGAGAACGTTGCTGTAATGAATACTCTATACCATCCATTACCATATGGGATAAGACCGTGGTCATTTACCGTAATACCACCCTGAGGAGTAAACGGAGTTCCAGAGAATGTACCATCAGAAAGATTAATATCAAAGAATGCCAGTTTTCTTGTAGCAGCACCAGCATCAAGACCTAATTCCCAACGTACTCTGGAGAATTCACCTGACTTCAAGAAGATCGAAGTTGTAAACTGCTGTTCAGAATCGCCCGAAGTAGAACCTGTGTCGAATGTTTCTGTTCCATTATCAAATTTAACTGAACTACCATCGAAAGTTTCAAAAGCAGTAAGAGTATAATTCTTATATCTCGAATGCTCGCTGTTGGCAGTACCAGCATAAACTTTATCAGCAGTCAATGTACCATCAGGAGAAGCAGTTGCATCAGCGGTCACTCCAGTAGACAGTCCAGTATTAAGACCTAATGCTATATTTTCTGGATTAGTAAGCAAGTTAATACCAGCAACCTGCCCAGTAATATTTGAGGTAATAGTTCTTGCTAGTCCAAGAGATTTAACATTAGTTGGAGTATTGAACCAAGTAAATACATTACTGATTCCACCAGCAGTAGCAAATGGAGTAACAGTACTAGATACTGGAGAATTAACTTCAGTGATAGAATGACCACTAGGACCATTATCACTTGTAGATCCTTGACATGTTAACAGTGCAGTGTTAGATATTGCACTCAACGGAGTTACAGGTGGAGTAAAGTTTGCAGTATACAGAGCACTTTCAACAACTCTAAGGTTTGAAATATACCCATTAGCATACGTTAGTCCAGTGAGACTATTGCGACCAATAAGAGGTTCAATAGCACTGCTATAGTCAGTGAGCCATGAACCCGACAGACCAATTTGAACACCGTCTACATACAATCTAGTGCTACCGATGGAAACATCATCTCTAACAATGGCAACATGATACCAAGTGTTTTGAGCAAAAGTGGCTGAGCGACTAAAGAAACTAGCTCCAGAACCACCATAGAAACCCATACCATTATTATTAATAAACAGGTTGAAATTGTCCTGTACAGACCCAATTACTTGGAACGCACCTGTTGAAGTTCTGTAGATCCATGCTTCAATGGTGATAGCATTAGTTCCAAACTGGAAATCAGGACTACTTGCAACTCGGGTATAATTAGTACCGTTAAATTGAACAGAACCTCCAAGACCAGATGCAATAGTAGCAGTACCACCATTCGCACCAGTTAAGGTATCTCCAGCAACCCATGCAGTTCCTGTGAATGTACCTACAACCATGAATGTATCTTCTCTTGAATATTCAAGAATTGTTGCAGTTCCTCCACCGCTAGAAGTAACTACTTCATTAACTGCAAATTCTGCACTGCCCCCGATATTCTCAAGGAATACATCATAAGCACTAGATGTTGATGATGTATCTGTGGTAATGATGTCATGAACAACATTATCAACCATATCATCTAAGAAATCATCATAAGTCCAAGAATTAGCACCAAACTGATTATTTACATTTTGTGTAATTTCGTTTTTATAGTAATTTCTATTATAAAGAAGGTTCTTAGCAGCGGCACGACCAGCATCTCCAGAAGGAGCAAGAATACCTACAGCAATATCTACCAAGTCACGGAGTCTGAAGACTACCGAATCTATGTCAGTCGTAGATTCACTATCTCTGTAACCAGTTTCAGTAGTATAGAGTGCATTGTAATTAGGTGCAGATGCATTAGCACCTTGCTCATAAAGATAATTACGAAGGGCATATTCACCAACAACTGCAAGTTGTTCAATTGAATAAACTGTTGCTAATAATTCATTCTCAATATGATTGAGAGTATTGTCAGAATTAAGATATGTCTTAATTGCTGCAATGGTGGAATTAGTTCCGCCAGTTTGTAAGTCAGAGATAATTCCAAGAAGAATGAGTTTGAGATCTCTCTGACAAGTCACTTCACCATTACTACCAGGATAACTAAACGCAAGGTAATTAATATTGTTAAGTGTATATGTAAATTCTGCTGTAGTGAGACCTGTAATTTCTTCAGCGATGTATTGGCGGTTGAAATATAGTCTATCAGCACCAATCTCAAAATCTGCACTTGTTGGAGCAATAATATCATTAAGAGTTGCAGTTAAAGTGTCAATAACATCTTTTACATTTTGACAACCACCTGCGTCATTTGTAATACCCCAATCACCAGTAATAATATCATCAGTATTTGTATAATCTAAATCACCAGTAATCGCTTGCTTCGCATAATATGCAAGTCTTTCGTGAGCATAGACAGATTGGAATACCTGCAAACGAATATGTAACAACTCATCATTTTGACCTAAGTAGAAATTACCCGCCTGAACAGTATTTCTATTACCACCATCTCTAACATCATCGATAATTCCATCAAGAATCAGAGCGAGGTCAGTCTTACATCTTAAAGTACCAGCACCAGATCCATCAGAATTTCTAGGCATATCCAAGTTGAGATCTGGATATCTAGCAATCATATCTGCTGCTGCTTTGTCAACAATTACAGAAGAGTTTGCTCTAAGCAAATTAGCAGCATCATAGAAGCGATATCTGGAGTCAAGATCAATTTGATTTGTGTAGACAACATCTAAAGCACCATCATGATAATCTGCAGTAATAGGAACTTCTAAGTAAGCATCAACAGTACCACCAATAAACTCATATGCAGGGGTGACCTTGGTTATAGTTGCCAGGTGGTCTCCAGTTGCAGTATTTGTTGGAGTTTCTGCTTCGGTAAGAGTATCAGTAAGAATGTCAATCAGATTACCAATAGTACTGTAGACATCTGCACAATCACCAGTTGTATAGTCAAGAACTGTGATAGCATTTGCTAGAGTGCTTCCATCACCATTGAATGTATGTGTGGAATAACCAGTACTATCTGTTGGAGGAGTACCTACATTAACAGTGATTGTAGTTGCAGTAACAGCAGTAATAGGAAGAACTGAATTGTAAGATGCTGAATCTGGGTCTGGATAAGTAAGAACCCTTTGATTATTATCACTAGCACAAGTAAATGCTATCGAATCACCAGCAAGAGCAATACGACTAGAAGTGGTTAGAGAATGTGAACCAATTGTAAGGACAAAATCGCCATTAGTATGATCGTAAGTAGCAGTTGTAGGACTAATCTGTGTCAGAGAAGATGTACTAGAGTCAGTAATTGTGGTATCAGTTTTCTGAGTTAACCCATGGTTACCAGAAACTGTCCAAAGAACATTATTGATGATGTACTGAAGAATATCATTGACTTTATTATATGCCCAGATAGTTTCAGTAATTTCTGTCTCAACATGATTGAGAGTTACAGGATTTAGATTTCTATTAACGTAAAGTGCAGCTGCATCCCACATATGGTTATTAGAACCATTACGCATATCCTCAACAATAGCATCGAGAATGTCACGAATATCATCTTCACAATTTACATTACCACCAGGAATTGTAAGTGATGGATATTGCTGGGTCAGCAAGTAAACTGCTTCTTTAGCAATAAAGTCCTTATTGACAGTAATTAGATTCGCAGCATCAATATATCTGTGAGTCTTACCAGCAAATCCAGCGGGTGCGCCAGTTACTCTAGAAGTTGCAAGAATTGCGTCATTATTAAATTCTTCAAGATTTGTAAATGATTCGCCACCAGACCAGTCTTCGGTATAAGTCTGACCATTGATGCCGTCAAAATGAAGGAGTAACTTAGTATTAGCATCACCTTGGAAGATTCCATTCAGTGATGTAAATGCTGCTGTATAGCGAGCAGTGTCAGAAATTCTAAATTCATCAACATAACCAGTATATACATTACCTGCATCGAATGCAGCACCAATTCTTACTGGTTTTGTAGAACCATAATCACTACCATCACTATAATCAGCACCGTCTTGTACACCATCAATAAACATCTTAGTGGTGCTACCATTCCTGGAAATAGCAACGTGATACCAAGTATCAGCAACAAGATTTGCTGTACCAGTAATTACGTCTGAACCATTAACATAATACTTGAGATTTGCACCATCCAGGTACAGATATGGAGAAACTTCAGTTGCTGTCGTTCTCATATCAAAAATAGTTTTGTTTCCAGCAACATTGAGAGGTTTGATATAACATTCAATTGTTAATGCACCAGTACCAAAACCAAATTCAGTAGAAGTAGGAATTGTTACATATTCATCAATAGGAACAGCACCAACATTAACAGTAATCGTTGTAGAAGTTACTGCACTGATATTAAGAGCAGTTCCAGATGCAGCGTCAGTTGCTCTAGGATATGCATAGTTATTTGTATCATTATCAGAATCACAGGTAAATACAACTCCATCATCCGCAATAGTAACACTATCGCTTGTAGTAAGAGAATGAGTACCAATCTCAATAATCATCAAACCAGTTAATGGATCGTAAGCAGTTCCTGATGCAGCAGTAAATGGACCAGCACCGCCGCCAGTGAGTGCAATTGCATTATCGACACCACTAATGAATGTGTGAGCGGATGTGCCCTTAGAAAGTGCCAGAGAAGCAGTGCTGAACTTCTTATGATAGGTATTTAATTGAGAACCCTGAACGAATGTTACTGTATGATAATCAGCACCAGTTGGTAAGGTTCTACCTATTTTACCGATGTAAATTACTTTACTTGCTTGACTATAACCAATGACCTCTCCCTTAGTATCTTGCGTTCTGATTACTTGACCAGCAGAGAAGAATCCAGTTCCTATACGATCTTTAAAGGTGAGTTTTCTAATTTTAAGACCTTCACTAGCAGTGAAGTTACCATTACTATTACCATATTCAATCTTATAGTTTCTGATATATTCATCATTCTGTAGTGTCCCAACTGCATTATCGTAAGGAACTACGAAATTGTTAATTGGTTCGTTAGCAGGGAATGAAGTATCAAATGCTGTAGTATTATCATCAAATTCTACAATATTAACTTGAGATTGAGAAATATCATCAAGAACAACATTTGGATATGTATTGGACGCAATTCTGTTGAATAACAGACCAAAGAAAGAAGACCCTTCAGAAATATTAATCTGAGAAATGAACTCTTGAGTTATTGGATCCTGGAAGATACTTGTTGCAGTAATACGAGCAACTACACCAGATGCTGCACCAATAACAACATCATTGAGTTGGATATCAAATAGACCAGGTGTAGATTGATAAGTACCAGCAGTTTTACTAAGAGTAAGGTCACCAGTAACTTCAATTTGAGTACCGTAAATAGGTGTATTCTCTGTCTTGGCAGATGCTTGAGTGCCTTGCTGACCTCTTAACACTCCAAGAGTAGTAGAATCTGAATTATTTGTGATAGTAAGAACTTTAATAATTTCAGAACCAATTTGATAGGATTCATTTACTACAAAGACTCCAGATGCGACAGGAGAATCAGTATAAGAACTTCTATCAATAACCTCAAAGGAAGCAGTCGCAGCACCAATGGTATACCTAAGTTCAGCAATAGCATTCTCTTGACCAGTCTCAAGGTTGATTTGTTCTACCTTTGCTGTATCGCCAGTTAAGTTGGTAACTGTCTCTCCAAAGGTGAATAATCCAAGATTATCAATTGCCGTAATAGAAGATAGATTAGATGCAAATCCAGTTGCACCAACGGTACAGAGTTCTCCAATAATGAAAGTACCCTCAACTACAAATCCAAATACATTGTTACCAACAACCTTGGTTACAGTTAATCTAGCATTAGATGCAGTACCGACTAAATCATTACCAATATTTGGGAAGATGCCACTAATATTAGTAAAAGTAAGTTCAAAAGTATCGATTTGATCGATAGAAACATTCACATACTTAACACTAGCAGGAGGAGAAGGTGGTTCACTGAAAACAATAGAATCACTCTGAATCTCAAACGAAGTATTCGGTGTTTGAGCAACACCATTCAAAACAATCATCAATTGAGATGAGTTAGCAACAACATTTTCTCCATTGACAGTCAATGGGAAAGAAATCCTAACACCATCAAACAAACTAGAAATATCATCAAGTCTTTGAACGACAGAGGTTAAGATGTTCTCTGAAGAAGTCAATCTCTTTTGACGGAACAAAACTTCTGTATTATTGAACTCAGAATATACTGGTTCAACCAAAGCAAAGTTTTGAATATTTGGTACAATTGCTTCTCTTGCAAGTTCAACAGATTTTACTAATTCAAAATCAGTCTCTTTATTCGGAATAGAACCGTACTCATTGATATTAAGTTCACCAAATACCTTGAATGAAGCGGGGTGGACATTCTTAATAAGAATATCTTTCCATTCACTAATGGAAACTGCAGACTTAACAGCATAAGAGAAGTCCTGATAATAATAAGAGTCTTGAATTTTTTGAATAATTTCGGAGGGTTTACCAACATCATCAATAAACTGTCCAGTAGTCTTGGTGATAGAACCAATGTCAAGAACACCTTTAGCAACCTTAAGGTCACTGATAATACCAGAAGATTTAGAAATTGTGCCTGTAATAGACTGCCCTTCGACAAACTCACCTACATAATCGACGATCTTAAGAAGTCTTGGTCCAACCTGCCAACCAGAGTTTGTTGAAACATATCCAGTTGCAATAGCAGTGTCAAGACTATCACCTTGATAAACAAGCTCACCAGCAAGGAATGTAGATGTAATAACATTTCCAGTTGCAGATCCACCAAAAGATTCTGTTTGTACTTGTTGACGACCGTTTCCTGCGTTAGCGAAAGTGATAGAATCACCCAATTCAGCGTTTGAAGCAGTTATTGCTAACTTCATCTGGTCATCTTCTAGAGAATTCGCTGTTCCTGTAATCGCGAAATATGTTGTACTAGCATTAAGACGACCTAAAGCACCAGCAGCAAGTGGGAAATCAGCTCCATCTCCAGTATCAACTACATTCAGAGTTACTTGAGAACCATTTGGAATACCATGTGGGAAAGCAAACTGCAGTAAACCAAGGTCGAGGTTTACAACATAGTTGAAAGAAGACCTCAATGAAACAATTGGAGTAGAAGAGTATCCAGAACCAGGATCTTTAACAATAATTTGGTCTAAGCGTCCATTTTTAATGCTTGCCTCAGCAATAGCACCAGAACCGCCACCTCCAGTTACGACAACAGCAGGTGCTTGTGAATATCCAGAACCAGGGTCTGTTACCGTAATGCTATCAAGAATACTTGTGGATGTGAGTTGTGCATTCAGTGGGAAAGTAATTTCTGGACGAAGAGTGTAGTCATGAGGATAATCATAACCAAAGTTGTTATTCTTAAGTTTCTTAATTTTACCAACATTAGTACCAATAGTGAAGATAGATGCACCAGTTCCAAATGGAGGAATGACTACTACCAATTCAGCACCCGATCCAGTTAATCCAGCACCAAGAATTCCATCAATTGACTCAACATCAATAGATGCAGTGGTATAACCCTTGCCTGCTGATGTCACTACAACTTCTTGAATCTGTCCAGGAATAGTAACTCCTTCAGAATCTTGACCATCAGCAACTGTAATCTGAACCAGACCACCTTCTCCATCACCTTGAATAGGAATAGTATTGTAAGTACCTACGGCATATTCAGTTCCTGGTTCATTAATTTGAACCCTTTCAATATTTCTAGTACTTTGAATTCCAGAGACAACAGGAAGTTTTTGATAGAATCCACCAGCATTTACAATACGAATGTTTGAAATTGAACCAACTGCTTTCTTAGAACTTGTGCTATAAGAAGATGTGGAAACTTCTGCATTACCTTCTGGTTCATTAATCAATGGGAACTTGATAACATCTGCACCTCTAGTAATTGTTCCGCCAGATACACCAGAAACTAAGAATGTTCCTTTATATGGAGAATCAACAACATCTAAGTAACTATTCTTAATTACAGGACTTGTGTCATCAGTAGTTCTGGAAGGATCGAAGTAATACGAAATATTAGTAACAATATTTTTATCAACTTTAAGTTTTACTGTAGGAATTGGTTGTCCTTCTCCAGTTACACCAGGAGTTCCAATACGTTCGATAGAGTTGAAAGAATACTCCAGTTTATAAAGATTGTCTTTAGAGAATGACAGATTTCCACCCGCCATGGTGGAGTGTCCCAAATTGAACACGTATTGGTGTCCATAATACATCTTGAGAACAGGAGATTTGATGAATATATCAACACTTCCAGCACTTGTAGCGGGACTAGATACAGCAACACTTGGAAGTTTATAAGTAAATTCCAGAGGACTTACAACACTTTCAACTGCAAAAGAACCATCGTACTCATCATAAACAACGCCACCGACAGTTTGTGTTGGATTACCATCAATATAAAGCATTTCTCCTGCACTTAAATAATGTGCAGTTTGAGTGATTACATATACTTCGTCACTGTTTGATACTGCAGTTACCTGCAATTTCTTTTTGAGATTTGTAATTAATGTAATCTTTAAAACACCCGTTACATTTGTAATGGTTGCTTCACTATATGTGGAATTAAAAGTGATATCTCCTGAGTTAATGGTAACTACAGAACCAACAACGAATGGTGAAGAACCAGAGACTTCATCAATTCTAATATTATAATCATCATCACTATATGGTTTAAATGTTGCAAATTGATCAAGATTATTAGTTCCACCTGTAGGAGAATCGTAAGTTGCTAAGTCAACTACAAATGTTCCTGGAGTTGTATTATTGACTTGAATAAAGTTGAAGGCATTAATTTCATTAATGTCATTTGGAATAGGACCAACAATTCCAAATGAACTTTGCTCATCAAATTGCTCGGTAACAAGATTACCAGTATTTAAGTCGTCACTCCAGGAGTTATTATTGACTGCCAAATAAATTTTATTATTAGGACTGTCAACTTTTACAATGTATCCACTATTAATAAATGCTCCAGCATCGTCCCTTAAAACTAGTTTAGTATTTGTAGTAAATCTGAAGAATTGATTAATAGTAAGTTCTTGGATATTATCAATTTTAAGGGTAGGCGTGACCTTAAAGTAGTACCTATCCTTTACAACTGCTTCCACTTTCAACTTCTGAGAACCAGGAGAAGGAACAGTAGCGGTTCTAGAACTCCAAACATCTTGGGTATAAGTCAATGTCTCAGTATCTTGAGTCATTGTCGTAACGGCAGAGTCGAAGTCTAAAGACTGGAATCCTGCTCCTGCTAATACAAATTCACCAGTGCTCAATACTAATGTAGCACCTGTTACTGGAGTTACTGCAGTTCTCTCAAAAGAAACGCCTGTATTAGACTGTAAACCTTGGTCTCCCAATCTAATTGCATCAGCAGTTTTATCAACTTTAAGACCAAATCCATTATAATCAATATAATCATATTGATTCATATTAGTTGTGAACCAGGCATCATCCGCCCAATCAAATGCAAGTGCAAAAGATGCTGTTGGTGGGATAGTTAGTACATCAGATGGAACAGTTGGGGTAATAGTTCTATTTCTGAGTCTTAGATTGTCAATATAATACTGACCTTGATAGTTAGAAACAAATGCTGCAGTTGTTCCATTCTTGCCTGGGATATTACCGAAGTGTAAATCTTTTGATCCAAGAGCAGTATTTGCAACTGTTCCTGTAAAGATTTGAACACCGTTTACATACGCAGTGAACGAATCACCAGATTTCGTCAGTCCAATAAACTGCCAAGAATCATCAGCAAACATGTTTGTTTGTGTGGAGGTAAGTCCAGAACCAGTAGCATTAATAGTAGTTGCATTATTAGTAACAACAAGTTCTAATTGACCGTTACTAATGTCATAGTACAACCAAAGACCTCCAGTAGCGTCTGTAGCGTCTCCAATAGCAAGAAGCGTCTGTTGAGTCTGGGAGTGGGTATCAGAGTTTGTAGCGTCCTTATAGAGCATAAACTCGATTGTCCAGTCCTCATTTAGTTTAGTGCCTAAATCTGCTGCAGGGAACTTGATTGCAGCATTCTCCCAGTTTGATGGTGAGGCAATATCTTTACCAAATAACTTAGCATATCCATCACCAGCAAGGGTCAACGAATCTGTAGCATCATTACCAATCAAAGTTGGGGTATAATGACCCGTCTTATCAGTAGCAGTATCGGTCTCAGAAAATTCAAAGATAAATTCGTTTCTGTTCCATGATGTTTGACCAAAGACATGAACATCACCAGAAGTATCAGTATCTAAAGCGTGAACTGTGATACCTTCAATATTATCATCATCAAATTCAGAGATGCTATGATTAACAATTTTTCCAGTATAATCAATTTTTACTGTAGCAACAGTCTTGAGGTCAGTGACATTATCAGTTCTTGTGTAAGCAATATTTAAATCACCAAAAATATCAATAGAGGAATTAGAGGCAAGTGTAATATCTCTTCCAGGTGCTGCATAAGCATAATTCCAAATTTGTGTTCCAGAAGTATCGAATTTACCAACCCAGAAAACATTTTTAGTTTCGTTGTCAGTTTTCAATCTTAATGCACATGGAACGTACAACTCATTAAATTCATCAATAACAATGCTGCTATCCATGAAGGAATAGAGACTACTACTGATTTCATTGATCCAATCAATCTCAATTACAGAAGTTCCAATAGTAACCTTACCAACAGAAACCTTAATATCATCACTAGAAACAGTTGCAGCCGTCTCCAGTGTGAAGTAGACATCTGTACCAACAACTAATAAGTCAGTTAGTTTTTCAGATTTGTTTATAGAGGCAAGTTTTCTCTTAACCGAGAATGTTCCATCAACATTAATACTTGCAATAAAAGCATCGTAAGGATTAGCGGAATTGGTATTAGTGTATCCACCAATAACAAATTCAGTATCACTCATTTTCTTGATACTTGTAATTACATCTTCACGGGTTGCACCAGAGATTCCAGCATATGCTTTTTGGAAGGTCAAAGTGGCACTTAGTCCATTATCTGCCTGAGCATACTTTGCAATAATGATATCAGGATTATAAGAATCAAGAATTACAGAATTTGGTCTATTATTACCAACTACCCAAATATCATTACCATCAACAAGAATTCTTTCAAATTCTGCATAATTTTGTGTTGAGGGAAGTTCTAAATTCCTTTCCCATTCTTTAACACCAGTTGCAGAAAGTTTTGCAACGAAAGCAACAGTATTACCACTAGAATCCTTAGTCTTACCACAAATAAATGATTCTTTTCTGTCATTCACAACTACATCATTTACCTTCACATAGTCATTATTTGAGATAAGAGAAACGTAATAGTCTGCTTTTTTAAATATTTGAGGGTGTGATAAAATAACTCTTGGATTTGTAGAGTATCCAGAACCAGAGTTCAAGATAGATACATTTTCAATAGAACCAACGGACGTTACAGTTGCACTCAGTTCACCAGCTTCTCCATCACCGTCGATGGTGATTACAGGAGGAATATCTTCATTATACCCAGAACCAGTCTGAATGATATTAATTTGCTCAATACCCTTGTATTGTCTAACAACAAACTGCTTGCTTGTGTTATTCATTACTGGAGTGTAATCTACAAAGACAGTATCTCCAGCAATAATATTATGAGGTTCTGAAGTGGTTAGAACACCAAAGTTTGATCCACTAAGAGTTTCAAAGTTATAGGAAGCAATATCCTCACCCTTAATTCTAGAGATACGTGCAGAAACACCAGTTCCTCCAGTATTATCATTATCAAATAGTAATCTATCGTCTACCTGATAGTTTTGACCAGCGTTCTCAATTGTAAATCCAGTAACAGAAGCATCTTCAAACTTAGTAGTAGTTTCAACTTCAATATCAACCTTGGAATCGAATCTAACAGTTGGGAAGTAATCGAACAATTGTAATGGGGACTCTTCAAAAACTTGATCGGGGTCATCAAGTTCATCGGCACTGATGATACCATCTCTGTTTTCATCCTCTACTTCAAATAATAAGATATCTCCATTTTCCAAACTCAGTGAGTTTGTAGAAGCATTTGGTGCTCTATCTACATCAATATCAACATTTTCATATGGATCTCTAAAACGAACTACTCCAGTAGGAATATTCTGTTGAATTGCAGTAGAAGAAAGATTCCATTCATCTACGACAGAATTAAAACTGGGACCTAAAACATATGGGAAAACAGGATCACCAACAGTAGTATTGTCGATTGTTACAAAATAGCAATATCTACCTTCAGGATACTCAGGAGTTTTACAAAAACGACCATTATACTGGTCCAAATCACCAAGACTGAAGGAATACTCATAGTCTTCAATGAACTTACCAGCTGGTTCATCATTTAAAAGAGGACCAGCAGTTCTGGATGGATATGGATTAGTAACATCATCATAAACTAAATTAGACTTTAGTTTATAAGAAGATTGCAATCTAAGAATGTTAGAAGTTTGGTCTGTTGGATCATTATATCCATAAGGACCATAAATTGGATTGCCATCAAATGCCCAACCGATGATAGGAGAATGCTCCAAAGAGTCGTCAATTTCACTGACAACACTATTGACTTCAGTTAGGTTATCACCCAGAATATATCTAAGTCTTTGTGGATTGGAAAGGTGAGCATATTCGCCACCATATTGGTTATTATATCCAATAAAGACAGAACCATCAGCACCATCAAAGGTACTGGTTTCTTGTAAATTATAAGTCCATTCAAATACATTAGCAGAGAACGTTGCTCCCTGACCAACAGAATCCATATTAATAATAGTTTGACCCTGAGTATATCCAATACCTCTATTAATAATTTCGATACTAGTTACTCTACCTGCATTTTCACCTGTTCGATCGATAGATGCACGAGCAATTGCACCAAATCCATCACCCTGAATGGTGACAATTGGTGGAGTGGTATAACCTTGTCCAGCAGAGATGATAGCAATAGAAATAATTCTACCATCGCTGACAATAGATTGTGCTACAGCACCACTACCAGAACTTAATGTAATAGCAGGTTCTGAGGTATAGGACTCACCGCCAGCATCAACAGAAATAGATTTGATAGGTCCACGAACAGATGCTTCTCCTGTTGCTCCTGTTCCTTCGCCACCAACAATAGAAATTGAAGGTTGAGATGTATATCCTGTACCACCATCTACAATTAGAATACGTGAAACAACACCTTTAGTAATAATTGCTGTTGCAGAAGCACCAGAACCTCCACCACCAACGATAGAAACTAGAGGAGAAGATGTGTACCCACTACCACCTGTTAATACCGTGATTTCATTAATGGATCCATTTACAGTTACAGATGCAGATGCTCCAGTTCCACCGCCTCCAGCAATAGTGATGGATGGAGGGAATGCTGCATCATAAGACTCACCCGAGTTAACAATAGAAATATCCGTAACTGCACCAAACGTCTTGGTTACTGGAGACTTATAAGACCAAATAGAGACACCATTGATCCAAGTTCCAATTGCACCAGGTTGAATCAGATTCTTATTTGAAATTGTTGTGGAGAGTAAAGGGAATCTATTTAATTTCCTTTGGTTACCTGGGAGCAAAGCAGAACCTGGGAAAGGTCCAATCTTATAGTTGGGAATACCAGTAGATGCAACATAAACATAATTGTCATTAAAGAATGAGTTCTGTACATTTGTCGTGTACGGACCAATTGCATTGAATACTGCAGAGTTATCAGATTTTCCTTTATTAAGGTCAATCGAAACAAGAATGTTACCTTGGGGAATAACAAGACCTGGTTGGGGAAGTTGATATTGGAATACCGTTTCACTATCTCTTGAAGTTACTAAGAATGTTCCGTTATAAATGATGGGGTTTGCACCGTAAACAGTAACTTGGTCGCCAACAAGCAAACCATGAGGATTAGAGCAAGTTACTGTTGCAGACTGATCATTTACACCACCAAAAGTGATGGAAGTAACTTCGATAAGTTTTTTGACATTATATAACCAGGTATTCAATTCTGGAATATCAGATGTACCACCAAGTTTAGAGATATTAAGTTTATCTCCAGGTAGATAGTATGAACCAGTATCGGTTAATGTTGTTTGTTGAGCATCAACAATACCAACAATGTCCATTACGACTTCTTGAAGAGTATTTCTATTCAGATATACTCTGAAGTTAGAAGTAACTTCGGTTGCAGAATCCCAATCTTCAACAATGCCATTTGCTGAACGAGTACACTCGATAAACTGATTAAGGGACTTTTCTTTATATTCAATAAGTTCAGTTCCACCAATAATAAATTTACCGTTCCTTTCTGGCCAACCAATGGTAGAGTCTACAGTAATGATACTAGCTGTAGTATCCAGAGGTTCAGCAAGTTTTGTTTTGTATGGAACAACAAATTCTCCCTCAATGGTCTCCTCTGAAAGAACGAGTTCAAAAATTTCTACATCAGATGTTTTAATTGAGATGTAGTTTTCAACTAATGCACTTGCATTTTTAATATTTGGATCAGCAATGTCTTCTTCTTGAGTTAAAAGAGCATCTTTAATATTTGTAGGGTCACCACTTACTAAAGTGGCACGTAAGATAGTATCAACAGACCAAGTTGCAGCAGATGGTTTAATAATTTGGTCTTTAGGGTATGAAATACTTACTGTTTCACCATAAAGAAGTTTGAACAAGTAAGCAATACTAAACGATGTTCCCTTCGCAGAATAAAAATCTTTAATTGTCTTGATTGATGTTCTAACATCAATAGATTTGTAATCAAGACTTGGAACATCTGGTAAAAACTGTTCGGTATACTTATCAAGAAGTCTCTTAACAAAGAGAGCATCTAGACACTTAACTTCGGTATCTGCAGAGAAACTAGACGCAACAGTATTATTAGAGAATACAGCATTTCCACTCTCGGTGTAAGAAGTAACACCACTAGAAGCTCTTGCACACCCAACGAGAGATGCCTTGGTATATCCAGTACCAGATTGATTGACATCAAATCCTGTAATTTCATTTAGACCAATTTCTACCGATGCTTTAGCAGAAGGAGGATTTTGAATGATAACAGTTGGAGGATTATCTGCACTATAACCAGTACCAAAATTATCAATGTTGATATCAGTAATTCTACCATTAAAGATAGATGCTACTGCAGTAGCATTAGAACCACCGATATAAACACCACGAGTATCAACTCTATCATCTACAATGTAGATAGATGGAATATCTTCATATCCGCTACCACCATCAAGTAAATCAATACCAATAACTCTTCCGTCACCATCTACTCGAACATCTAAAATTTGAGCACCTACAGGATCAATAATTTTTAATTTAGGTACACTTTCATATCCTTGACCAGGATTGAGAATATTGACAGATGTTAATTCACCAGATTCGGAGATTGTAGTACTAAAAGCAGCTTTAATACCATTTAATCCTGTTGGCTCATCAATATAAACCAAAGGAGGTGTAGAGTAACCAAATCCTGGTTCGGTAATTACAATTGTGCCTGTGATTTGCTCATTAGTAACCGTTGGTGCTGCAATCTTTGCGCCTCCAGGTTGCTTAAAAGTAACTCTAGGTGTGAATGTATACCCACTACCTGAATTTTCAATTGTGAGCGAATCTACAGAACCATTAGTAACTGTAGTTTTTAAAACTGCAATCTTAGAACCAATTTTAGTTGGTTGTTCAATTTGTGCAATTGGTGGATTTGTAGAACTGTATCCCTTACCGCCACTCAATAACTGAACAGTTTTTACGCCATCAACAAGAGATGATACCGAAGCATCGGTTCCAGTTTCTGAACTGATATTAACCTGTGGGGGATAATCAAATCTATAACCGCTGCCAGTTTCATTAATAAGTACATCGGTAATTTCTCCAGATCCGTTTACACGAGAAAATCCAATGGCACCAGATCCAAAAGATGGAATTGGCGCTTCAATAGAATGAATAGAAAGAATTCTACCATTCAAAGGTGGGGTGTTAAAGATGAATGAATCTTTATCAATATAAAAGTCAACCTTAGGAGTTAACAATCTATTATCATAGATAGCGACTACATATTCATCAACAATTGGTTCATATTTTTGACCATTAAGAGTCATCTTAAATGACTTAACATCATTACCAAAAGAGTTGGAAATATTATCTACAGCAATGATTGGATTTTCAATAAATCCACTTAAGTAGAAAATATATGTCGCTGAATTATCATCAGCAGGAATTCTCGCTCTTGGAGGATTAGTGAATTGAATACTTGTCCCATTAATGGTGTAGTCAACATTAGGGATTAAAACTTGTCCATAGTTCTGAACAACCAGGTGTTGTGCTGTTGGAACAGAAATGGGAATATCTTGAGAAACAAGTGGAAAAGTATTAGTTGTTCCATCAAAACTATCAATAAGATTTGATAAAGTTCTCCACTTTACTCTTACCTGCTCATAAGAAATACCAGGACTTAAAGCAATGTTTGGTGATGAAGTAACGCTCTCATAGTAAATTACTTCGTCGCCAATTAAAACGCTGCCATTCTCTTCTAAGAATTGATCAACACTCTCTACAATGATTACATCATCAGTTGGAGTTACATTTTCTACAACTTTAGTTGCACCATCGAGGATTCCAATATCAAGTTTGTCAATATCCAAATACTGAAGGAAATTATTGACAATATTTTGACCTAATCCAGTCTTTTCTTGAGACCTGTAATAGTACTCAATAAATTTATTGAAGAGAGGGTACTCACTTCCGAAAAAATCGGGAGTATTTGCCCTGACCGATTGAGAGACTTTATTTATGTTCATCTAATTTAGAAACAACTAGAAGTATTAAGTGAACCACCATTAGTGATTGGGGTAATATCAACCAACGTTGGGGTCTGGTTGAAAACGCTTGGTGTCAAACTATTTAGAGGGATTGTGGGAGGTGGTGTTGTACCGATTGGACTAACTGTAACCTCTGGAGTTACAACGTTAATAATAGTTCCAGGAGTAGTTGCTGGAATAGTTGTATTATTAGCAGGAATAAACATGACTGGGATAGAAATATCAGTAGGAAGACCAGTACCATCAACAACACTTCCTAGACCAGAAACAGTATCAGAAATATTAAGGTTAATATCAGCAATTATGTTTACTCCAGCACCAATGAGATTGATTGGTCCAAAACAAATTTCACCAGTATCATAGTTTACAGTTCCAGCAGCATTGTTCGTATAAACTTTCTTTGTGCCAGTATTGTAAAAAGTTCTAAGATTGCCATATCCATCATCTTCAAATTGCTGATCAATACCTGGTCTATCAGCGGTTCTAAAAGTACCCGATAAAAGAATGGGTTCTTTTTTACATCCATCAGAACCATCAGAACCAGGAGCACTATCGTATAAATTAGAACCAGTAGAAATACAGTAAGTATTTGTTTGTCCTGCGGTTGGATTGATATACTTTAAAATAACGGTTTGGAGAGATACATCAGAAATGCAACTGTTAGATAACAAAATTGCTTTTTCTAACTCTTGTGATTTAAAAGTTGAATTAAAGTTATTAATTTGTGTTTGACTTGCCCATTGTCCGACAGAGGTCTGAATATCAGAAGAAATTTCAGTTGTGTTTGAACCGCATCCAGTATCATACAAAGCAAATATCTTTGAATAAACGTAGATATTATCTGGGTCAACAATTAGAGGGTCAATAGACGCCATTGCATATCTTCTAAGATCGTTCGAGATATCTTTTTTAGTGGCATCATTCAATAATGAACCAGTCTTTGTCTTAATGGCAATAAAGACTTTTCCGTAAACAGGAGGGTTTAAAATGTCACCACCATAGGCAACAACAGAATCAGTATTGTTGTAGATATTTTTAGTGATAACTGCGTAGTCTTGTGCTGTTACTGCTCTATATTGAGCAGAGTAATATCTCGGAGCATTATACTTAATAGATTCAACCGTTTCGGCTTCGTCACCTAATTGAGACTTTTCTTTTGTTGTTAAGACACCTGAACTTAAAGAATATGCTGTGCCATTATTATCGACTAATCTACCACTAAACGAAAATGCTTGTACATTATTAGCAGTTGCACCACTAGTTACAAGATATTCAAAGTTAACGACTTCTCCATCTTTCAATGCTCTTCCTACACTATCATCACCAAACTTAACCTCATAACGCATATCCTCACCTTCAGAAAGGAAAAATGCTCTTGAAGTGGCAGCTAGTCCAGTTACAGTTTCTGCGATACTATAAGAATCGGAAGTCGTAGAAGATTCATTGGCCTTTACACTAACTCTCAGTGTAGAAATGTCAGCATCTTCAGAGGGGATAATATAAGTTTGTCTAGCAAACGTATTTACAATATATGAATAATTTACAACAGCACCTTCATAGATTAATACATTATCGAAAACACCTTGTCCTGTAGTAGGATTTACAGTAGTAGTTCGATCCTGTAGAATATTCCAAATAAAATTACCACCTGTAGCAACAGGTCCTTTTTTTAGAGTAACAGTAGATGGATATGTTCCATTTAACAAAGAAGTTTGAACAGTTAATTTAATACATGCTTTGGCAGAATTAACTGAACGAGGTACATAATTTAAAAGTTTTGCAATATTAACAACATTATCTCTTATCGTAGAGGATGGTAAAAATGCTTCATTCAATGCCATGTTGGCATTAAAGGAAGTGTAGTATGTGTTATATGCCAACATATCAACAAGATATGACAGCGCAGACCCGTCAAAATCATAATCTGAAAATTCTGTACGAGTTCTCAAATAAGATTTGATAGAAGATTTAATATCCTCAAAATCTAATGCTGTTAGGTTATTAGGTTGCATTATTCGGGTCTCTGTAAGACAAAGGTAATATTTTCAACAACAGGCAATCCGACGATTCTGTATTCTATTTCAATGGAAAATTTGTTTCCTTCGTATATTGGTTCAACAGTAACTTCAGTCAGTTCTACCCTTGGTTCATACTGATTAATGGTATTTATGATTTCATCTCTAATTGCATCCCCAGTAAAGGCATCTAGTGGTTCAAAAAGTAAATCGTTTACATTAGAACCAATAAGAGGTTGGAATGGTTTTTCACCAGGTGTAGTCAAAACTAAGTTCTTAACCGCTTGTTTGATTGCATTATCATTCTGTACGGAAGATACATCATCGGTAAAAGGATTTCTAGACAGAGCAACATTTAAGTCTAGAAATGATCTAGACTTTTTAAATTGCTTTCCTGTAATTGATTTTAATGCCATCAGGTAATCGTTAAATCCTTTTACCGCCTCTATTATTTATCGCCCTTGACCACGATAACGTTTCTTTGCACTATTTCTGGATGTTGCAGTATACTTCGTGTTCTTACCTCTTCCTTGACGAGTCCTCTTAGGTTTAGATTCGATATGCGAATTTCCACTAAGTGACGCTGACCTGATTGCCATAATTAGATTCCTACAAAAACATTTGGACTTGAACCAGAGACGAGAGATAGGCAAGGAAATGCTGGTGTGCCATCACCAAGAGGATCGGCAAAACGACCAAGCCTTCGCTTACCAACAAAAACTGTTAGCGACGTAGCCATCAGTTTTCTTGGGTGTCCTATTGGAGCTTCTCTGCCTCCGACTGGACCTATTGTACACCAGTATGCAGGAGTTGGCAAGGTAATCGCACACTTATCGCCAACAGAAGACGTTGTGTATATCGTTGGAGTGGGGTGTGGAATCAATATATCTTGGTCTACGATAGGAACTAACTTATTAATAACAACCCTTGCTGCAACGGCACCTGCGACCCCTAGAGGGAGTTGTGGAGTTGGTGGCCAGATTGCTGTTGCCGAATTTGTAGCAACAGGTCGAACGTTAATACGAGGATCTAATGCACTGTGAGGACAACCAGGAACCATTCCCCCACCATGTCCAGGTTGGAATGACCCTCCAACACCTGTACCATGTCCTGTACAATTACCCATGTACAATGCGGCTCCCATGCCACCTGATGCCAATACAAACGCCATATTGATTATTTAAAACGGATTTCCATATGCTGCTGCAGCTTCAGAAACATTCTGTGCCGTGCGAGTTAGATCATTAAAAATAGTCATATTTCCAGATACAGTCCACTGTTGACATCCACTTCCCAATAAAGGAGAAACGGTACATGTTGTTGTATATGTAACAGGTGATGTTGCAGCTGGGTCTTCTTCAGTTGGTGCCGATTCGTTAATAACTTGACTAGTGGGTGCAGGTGCTAATGGTGGAGCACAAGTGAAATGAAGACAACCAGAATCTACTGGAGTACATGATAATGAAATATTTATTGAGTTACTCTGTGTACTATCAGGTCTATATTGCCTGATAATATACTTGGTAAACGCAGAACCTTCAGGAAGTTGCTCCAAACTACCCTGAACAGTTTCAATATATGACTCTGGATAATTACTAACTTCAGGAATTTGTGTCTGAGTGATGTCTTGAATGTCTTTTCTTCTTTGTTCAGCGTCTCTTGCCTTCTCTGTGATGAGTTGTGCCTTAAATTGTTTACTGATAGGAGCGTCTTCGATGTAATTAAGGTTATGTTGATGCTCTGTTGCTTCATATGCAGGTGCTAATGCCTGTTCTGAGAACAATCTTTGAGGCATATCCTTAATTCTGCGGCGTTTCAAGTCTTTTTTTACATCAACTTCAGGAATTCTAGAATTTGACTCGGATTCTTCATTTACTTTACTGTAAACATCATCAACTGCTTCAAATTCTGCAGATGATACGGAACTTTCTTCATCTTTTGGGAAATCTTTAAGGTTAGATCTATACCTTCCCGTTGCATTTGGGTCATATCCCTCATTTTTAATCTTTTCCGTCGTATTTAACTTAATATTTCTTACATAAATCTTGGGAGGATACGTATCATCATACCCACTTCCAGGACTTTCAATCTCAACTCCTGTTAATACGCCACCAGAGAACGTTCCTTTGACTTTTGCCTCCTTTCCAGACTTATTTGGCGGACCAGTAATCGCAATTTTAGGTGGTTTTCCGATATTATTCCACCCTTTACCGCCATTTACGATTGATGTTCCAGTAACTCTACCATTTGTAACTGTAATATCAACATCTGGTTGCACAATATCACCACTATATGTGTCAACTGCGTTTCTATTGAGTGATGCTGTTACATATTGCACAGATTTATCTAAAAATTCGTACCTTCCAACTAAAATAGCACGGTCTACAATACCTTTTCCCGCCTTTGCTTTGATAGTATGAGCCCTATTTGAGGTATATTGCGTATCTTTAGTGAAGTCACTACCATTCCCATCCAAATATATGATATGGTACGGGAAATTATCAATATCAGTATGAAAAGCACGGAGAATTGTGTGTCCATTAATGGTATCACCAATCCTAAGCACGTCAAATCCACTCTGACTATTGACTGTAGGTACTTCACCTACGGTACTAATACGTAAATCTATTTGAAGTTGTGTGGTACTTGCGTCTGGATGAACATAATCATATGTTAATTGTGTAGTATCTCCTACAGAGAACCCAGTTCCAGGATCTAAAATCTCTTCAACAGTCCATCTAGTACCACTAAACGTAACTGGTGAATTTGTATCATCAAAAATAGGAGCAATTCTTACCTTAACTCTAAATCCAATCTTAGTTGCACTTAAATCAATATCATAAATTTGAAAATCTTCAAACCCTTCATCACCAATTTGCCATGGGTTTTGAGTAGATTCATAAGAAATACCAAATTCAATATCATTATTCCATGCATCTACATACGTGGCACCACTATAAGATAACTCAAAATCAACTACACCATCAGGTAACTGAGATGATAACTGAGTGTACTCAAATGCAAGTTTATCACTAGTTGTACCAAATCCAAATAATGTTGGGTGAGGACAGTCTACATCGCCTGTTAGGTCTTCTGCAGCAGTATACCTTAAAGTCGTCTCCTGTGGTGTACAGTTGAATGCTGTACAGGGATGACAAGTAGTCTCACTACCAGCATTTGCACTACTACTTGCAGACTCTGTATCACAAGTAACAATATGAAAACAAGGTGTGCCTGCTACACCAGCATCATCAGATGTATCATAAAGATATGACATCCAGGTATCACCTACACCATAGTCAAATGATATGTCTGATGGATAATAACCATTGTAGATAGTACATGTGCCATCAAAACTACTACAAAGACTCTTTGATACTTTTCCACAGTTTGCTGCAGTAGGAGTGGATCCGCTGCCCCCCGCCCCACCGTCATCACCAGCAGGTACACATTCCTCAATAAAATCATACATTACAGCATTTGCTTCCTGTCCTGGAATACTGAAATTACCATTCCTAAATTCGGGAGTGGGATACTCTTTGACTTCTTGTGTGGTGCCTTCGCCAGGATTGTGATTACTACAATGCTCACTATTATGCCCAGTGAAACTATTGCATATATCTGTATTCTTAGTCTTACATCCCATTGAGTCGTTCCTCGATTACTCCTATCCTTTTATATAATTCATCATAATTACCATTGATATTTAAATACTCCTCCCCACCTGGTGGTTTATAATATATCTTATCTGGTGTTGGCATCTCTGATAACACCTTCTCTAAATTGTTTACTCGCTCCCCTACTTTCATTAAACATTCATTGATTACATCAAAAGCATTGTATACATCATTCCAACGCTCAATAGCAATCTTTTGCTCATCTGTTAGAAAATCTTCTTCATTCATTAATTTTTTTCCTTAATGTAAATGCTGTACCATCTTCAGTCATATCATACTCTAATTCTGTACCAACATCCCATCCTAGCTCCTCACATACTTCATGGGGTATATTAAGAATTAGATCACCAAAATCATCCTCTTCTAATATTGTTGTGAATCTTTGAGACATAACTTACATACGATTAATTACCTGAGGGTTATCTGACAGATGTTCTGCTTTCCACTCAACCCATAGTGTATATAGATCTTCTACAACTTGAGATGCATAAGCAGAAGCATAATAGTCTGCACACTCGTACATACGAGGGTCTAGAAACGACTCTAACCTTATCAATTGCTCAATTGCCCATACACGAGTCTCTTGTCTCTCTACGCGGGTCTTAGCATCCATTTTTTACCTCAGAAATTTTTTTAGATATGCTTTAAAATATTATCGAATAATATCTCAAGCGCCTGGGAACCTTTGTAGGTTAGGGTAGTGGCTTATTTTATATTTAAGGGGGCCCAATATACTGCCAAAGTATAACTTAATACTGCCGCTAAGTGTTACTCAAAGGACCCCCGAATACCTCTGCTATTATACACTAACCTCTGCTGATTTGTCAACTATCTCCCAGTACCATCCGATAGTCTTGATGTAATCAAACGTAGACATTCTCGGAGTATTTGGGTAACTATCTCCCCGAGAGTTTCTAACACCATCGATGTACTTCTCAAGATCGTAGACACTTAAG